TGCTCCTGTTGCTCCTGTTGCTCCTGTAGCACCATCTGCTCCTGTTGCTCCTGTTGCTCCTGTAGCACCATCTGCTCCTGTTGCTCCTGTTGCTCCTGTAGCACCACCACTACCAACGTCTGCCCACGTAATACCGTCGAAATAAACGAGTACGTTATTAAGCGTATCGTACGCAAAAGTGCCCGTTAATACGCTCGTAAGCGTGTCTAAATTTGCGTGGTCTGTACGATGTGTTACTTGTCTGCCTTCGGCGATAACGTTACCTGTTTCGTCGTAGCGTATATGCCCATACTTAACCTGCGCAAAAGCAGACCCGCATACTAAAAAAATTGATAGAAAGCAAATTAGTTTTTTCATTGTAGTAAAATGTTTACGGTTACGTTAATGTTGGTTTTAGCCGAATTTAAAGTTAGTGTTTGCTCGCCCAAAAGTACGCCTTTTTGTACAGTTAGCTTAGATGTAATTTCGTAGCCGTTTGCGTCGAATACGTTAAAGGTTCGAATAACGCCCGAATAGGTAGCCGAAGGTATTACTATAACCTTATCGGTATTAGCTACGAGGGTCGCGGTAGTTGTGAAGCTCTGCCCGAATTGGTCGAAGAGGGCATCTATAATATTATCGAAGAGGGTTCGGGTAGCTACGCCCGTTGTAAGCCGTCTGCCTGTAATATCTATTTTAGCCTGTACGTCTGCTTTTAGTTGGTCGCGTGTCATTTCTACGAATTAAAGTCGTTATTAAAGTCGTTATTAAAGTCGCCTAAGTCTGCTAAATCTAACGCCGATAAAGTAGCTGTTACGCCGTCCCAAAGGTAAATATAAATCTGGTCTTCTAATTGGTCGGGCTTTCTTATTCGTATGCGAATTTCTAAGCGGTCGGGCGCAGTTATTCGGGTCTCTACTTTTACCTCTGCAAAGGCTTTCATAAATTCCAAATCTTTAATTATAGCCTGCTCTACAGAAAGCCTACCGCTACTGTTTAAGGCTACTTCGTTTAACCTGCGTTCTGTAAGGCTATTAAATTGTCTGTCGGGCGTGTCTGCGAGTAATAACGAGTTACCCCACCAATCTAAAGCCTGTTCGCCTGCGTTACGCGTGCCTGTGCTTTGCGCGGGGTTACCGCCAAACATAGCTAAGTACGGCATATTGTCCCACCCCGCTACCGTCCTAATATCGCGACCCACTACGAGCGCGTCGCCCCCGTTGCCTGTTTCTATTATTTCTACGTCTGCTATCATTTTAGCCTACCGTATTAGTTACCGTAACGGGTACAATATTGTTATCTGATTCGACTGTCGCCCTGCTCGTATCGCCCGTAATACCTATGTTAACATTCTGCGTATTAGTCGTTTCTAAAGTCTTTACTAAGTTTTCCTGCCTCGCCTGTGCGGGGTCTATCTTTTCGTCCGTAGTGGTCGGCTTCTGTTCCATACTATCTACTGCTGCGCTCATAAAAGCCAAACGCTGCGAAGTATCGGTAGTAACGCCCATACCCGTTCTAAATTTTTCTATACTCGCTGCGCCTGCGGCTGCCATTTCGCCCCACTCGCCGCCTATGTTAGAAGCTATTTCTAATATCTGCTGTAGAGGCATTAAGATAGCGTCTAAGAGCGTCTTACCAATAGCCCAAAGCCCCGCGCCGATACCGTCGTTAGAAAAGGCTGCGCCTATCATATCCCAATTACGGCGAAACGATTGTACCATAGAAATAATTAAGCCTATCGGGCCAAGAAAAACAGACAACGCCGCCCCCCACTTATCCCAATAAACGACCATAACCGCTACGAGGGCTATAAGTATCACTATAGCCCCGATAATTAGCCCGATAGGGTTAGCTAACATAATCGCGTTTAAGGCTGCCATATTGCCCGTAGCGATAGCTACGCCTATATTAAAGGCTATTTGCGCAGCGTCGTAAAGCCATAGCGCGGCGGTCATAGCTTTAGTGGTTAGCATATAAGCTTTCTGCGCTACGTTACTCGCAGAAGTCAAAACGACCGACTTAGTAAATAGCGCGTTATAAACGCCTACCGCCACGTTATACCCCCACGTAAGCCCCGTAACTACGAGTATAATAGCTTTAAACGTCAACAAAGCAGCGACTAAGAAGCCGATAATTTTAACGGCTGTAGTAACTCGCTCTGCCCATAGTCTTACCTTTTTTTGGTGGTCGTCTAACTTTACGGTTAAGTCTACCGTACCGCTCGCCAAACTAAAGACTTCGGTAATAACTTCGGTAATGTTTTTAAGTACGTTAGAATAAGCCCCCGTACCGTCTTCTAAGCTCAAAATAAAGCCTTCGTACGCGCTGCCTAAAATAGTAAGCCGACCGCCTAAAGTGTTTAGCTGCGTAGCTGCTGTGCCTGCTGCTGTGCCCTTCCAATTTTCGTTAAGGTCTGTAGTTAAGCTATCTATTTCGCTAAGCTTTTCTGCGAGTACCGTACCTGCTACTGCGGGTCGTTTTCCCAATTCGTCGAAGGACGTAGTAAGCTTGTTAGAACTCGCTTTAATTTTCTCTAAAATTTGCGTATAGTTTAAGCCCTGCCCCGCGCTTTCTATAAAGATATTTTTAAGCGCGTTAGAACTCATAGAAGCATCTATACCTGCGTCGGAAAGCTTACCTAATAAAGAAAGCAATTCGCCGAAGCCGATACCCGCAGCGTTAGCCGCGCCGCCTACTATCGGTATAGCTGTAGAAAGCTTTTCGAAGTTTAGCGCGCTCTTCTGCGTCGCTAAAGTCATTTGGTCTAATATTTGGTCGGCGTCTATCGCGCTAAAATCTGTAAACGTATTAACGACCGCGCCCGCTAACTCTGCCGTTTCCGATAGTCCCGCGTTCATAGCTACAGACCCGTTAATAGTCGCGCCTGTCATTTCTGTAATTTGGTCGGGCACGAAGCCTAACCGCGCGAAAGCTTCCTGTAATTGTACTACTTCTGTAGCTGTTTTAGCTGTCGTCGCGCCTAATCGCTGCGCGTCCTTATTTAGCATAGCTAATTTTTCGGTCGTAGCAGCTTTGCCCATTACCGAAGCGAGGTTAGCGTTAGCCTGTTCGAAGTCCATAAAGACCCCGACGACCCGCCTAAAGCCCTGCACAATAGCCGCGCCGCCGACCATAACGCCCAAACTACCTAAAGCGGCAGTAAGTTTACGTACGGGGCTTGTAACGCTTCTGAAAGCTCGATTAGCGCGGGCTGTCTGTGCTTCTGCTTTCTGCGCGAAAGAGGCTACGCCGTTGCTCATTTTCCGCATAGGGGCAGAAAACTTATCTACCGCAGAAAAGATAGTTGCTATTTTGAGGGCTGCCGACATTGTTTTTTACTTCTTTTCGCAGCACTCTTTAACGTCGTCATACCAAAACTTTAAGCCGTAGTAGTCGTCGTCGTCTGCGTATAGCGTGTCTATGTATTCGGGTTTCCAATGGTGTTCCCGAATTACGGTTACTATCCAACTTTCTAAATTTTCTGCACTTACAGGAAAAAAAGGGCTACGTTTTGGCTAATTGAATAGTCCGACGTATCTAACTTGCCTACAAGGCTTGCGGGCTTACCGCAAAGCGCAGAGACTAAAGCGATAATACGCCCGTCTACGTCGTTTGCTTTTACGCCCTTCATTTTGCTGTGCGTGTCTTGTACAGTTAAACGAGGCTTATAAGTAAGCGAGGTTAAGGCTGTTTCGCCGCCTGTAGGTACGTCTAAAGTATGCGTTAAGCTATGGTCTTCGTTTACCACTAACTGCCCTTCACTAACCGCTTCTACGAGCGCGTCGATAGTTTCTTTATTCGCTTCGCGCTTACTCTCCCGAACTCGTTTAAAGTCTAACCATTTTTCGACCTCTACGCGTGCCGTTTCTAAGTCTACTACTTTTTCCATTTTCTTAAAGTTTTGCTAATTCGCCGCCGCCCATTACTGTAAGCGAAATTGTCGCTTCTTTTCCGTCGCCCTTAATGTCGCCCGTAACAGTTCCTACGCCCGAATAGATAACGCCGTTAATATGCGTAATGTCCCACGTAGTATCGTCCAAACTTTCAGCGATAGCCGAAAGCTTTTCTATGTCTTCGCGGGTATTCATATCCCACGCTGCTGTAACTTCCATAGACCACGGTACGCGGGTTTTTACCGTTATCGGTTGTCCTGCCCCGTCTACGTTAAGCTCGTTTCTAAAGCCGCCCGTATCGAAGGTCGAAGTTTCGCCCGACTTTACGTAAATCGTACCGCTACCTACAGTACCGTTACTGTAGCTAATTTCTTGAATATCGCCACCTATTGCGCCCATTTTCTTTTATGAATTACCAAAGTTAAAACCCGCTTCGGCAGTCGTCGAAGCTATGCGTACCGTACCCGTTCTTTTATATCTAAAAAACGTTTCTAATCTGTCGGGGTTAGTACCCGAAATACCTACTTGTAAGCTTTCTGTAAAAAAAGCAGCGTCGGCGATAAGACCACGACTTACGAGGTCTAAAGCGTATGCCTTTAATAGAGACTTCCAACGCTTCGGTTTAATAACCTTAGAAGCGTTAATTACGTCGTTATCGTTTGCTATTACGTGGTCTACTACGTTAAGCTGCTCTAAAATGTAGTAACCAAATCGTACATTCCAATCTAAGACCAAATTACGGCAGTATCTAAACTGCGGCGGTAACTCGCCGATAGGCGCGTAAGTCGTTATAAAGTCCTGTACTACGTATTCGCCCGAAACGAGGTCTACGGTACTGCTGCCCGCCTTCATAATTCTATCGCGCTGTAAATATTCGGACATCATGCCAATGCTCGAAGGCGTAGGCATATCGGGGTAAGCTTCGCCCATAACATCTAACTGCGGCGTGTCCTGCTCTTTTCGTGCGAAAAGGGTAGACATATTAGCCGCAGCTTCGAAATTGTAACCTAAACTTTTAGGTGCAGGCGCGATAGCTATAGTGACTTCGTTTTTTTCCGAAGCTAGTATGCCGCTCGACGGGTCTTCATCCGTAGAGCCTGTAATAGCTATAAACGGCTTAAATATAATACCCGCGTAACGTCCTGTCGGCGTGGTCGGGTTAGGTCTACCGTTAAAAGCGTTTAAAGCAGCTATTACGTTAGCTTCTATACCGTAACCGTTAACTACGACGGTCGTCCACTCGCTGCCGAATTGGTCTAAAGCAGGCTGTACAGAAGGCACGCCCGAACCGTTAGAAACTGCGAGTACGGCGTACGTAATACCTAAGTCTGTGTTATTGGTTAAAACCTCTACGTTAGTTTGCTCTGCTGTTGCGCCTGCCCACTTGGTAATAAACTCGCAGCTATAAGGCGAAGCTAAAGCGATAACGGGCGAACCCAAAACGTTATTAACGGCGTCCTGCATTTTAAGCGCGATAGTCGCGGCGTCGTCGCCTACGTTAATGTTAATGTCGTAAAATTCGCCGTCGATACCCTGCCGGCCCGCGATTTTAAGTGTATGCGTACCGTTCGCTGTGGCTACGCCTACAGCAGTTACCGAAATTTGTTCGGGCGTCGCTCCTACGGGTTCTGCTTGCGGGTAACATACGGTAGGTATACCGCCGATACCGCTACCGCTTTGCGGTCTCAAAATTCGCATAATATGGTACATAGGCGACCCGTAACCGTAAAGCTCGCCCGCTTCCTGCGCAGTCGTTACTACTTTACCCGTAAGGTCTAAAGTCGGTTGGTTCGCCGTGTTCGCCTCTGCTACAATAGCTACGCGCATAGGTAGGTTAGGGGTCGTATTTGAAAAGTCGCCTTTTGTGAGTTTGTAACCGACAATGCGCGAAAGTAATTCTAAGCCTACTGCGTCTGAAATCATTTAAGATAAATTTACGTGTAAAAGGTGTTTTACCTGTATTATTTGGTAAGCAAAATAAAGCTTTCGATTTATCTTTAAAAAAAAAAGTATACTTTTTTTCTTACGTTTGCATAATGCAATTTTCTGTAGTAATACCCGATAGAGGCGACCGCCCTAAACTTTTAGCTAACTGCCTGCGTATGATGAAATCGCAGACCGTACAGCCCGAAGAAATAGTAGTAGTAGACTTCGCCCCGACCGACGGCGAAAAGGACATAACCAAACGATACCGAAAAGGCTACGACCGACTGCGCGGCAAAGGCTTAGATCTTATAGCTTTTATCGAAAACGACGACTACTATAGCCCCGACTATTTCGAGACCGTTCTAAATGAATACGCGAAGGGCGAGGCTTACGATATTTTCGGCTTAGATAGAACTACCTACTACCATATAGGGGTAAAGAAGTGGTTTTATATGCACCACTATACGAGGTCTTCGGCTATGTCTACTTTTATTAAGCCCGATTTACCTATTATGTGGGGCTTAGACCACGACCCCTATACAGACCTTTATTTATGGTCGCAGTTAGAAAATAGCAAAACGTTTAGACCTAATAAGCTTATCTGTATAGGTATTAAGCACGCTGTAGGGTTGTGCGGCGGGGCTAATCATTTCGACCAAATGCACCGATATATAAACGACGACTTTTCGTTAGATTTACTGCGCGAAAATATGGACGCAGAAAGCTTTAAATTTTACACTACACTATAAATGCAAAAATACAAAGTAACCGCCTTAAATGTCGCGGGGTTAGGTAACAGAGCTTATTTTTTGGGCGATACCATTACGGCGGCGCAGTTAGGCGGCGAAGTAAAAGCAGGGCTATTAGAAAAAGGGGGCTACGTGGTTAAGGACGGCGAAATTTTTATAGAGGCGCGCCCGCGCGTATACGTAAATAATTCTAAACCCCAAAATATTACGGCTAATCATAAGGCGATAGTTTTAGACCTCGCCCCTACCGTATTCGCGCCAATAGCGGCAGGCCTAAAAGAAGAGGTAGAGGCCGACGAAAAGTATAACGGCTGCGTTTTCGTTTGCGGTTATGTAGTTACAGATTTTTTTAGTATAAAACGGCAGTACCCTAACTCTAAAATAGTCGTCTACCAATTAGAGCAGCTATGCGACGCGGGTACTATGTGGAATACGCCGAGTACGTGGCAATGGTTAAACGAGGCCGACGAAATTTTAGAGTACTCTATAGAAAATTTAGAGTACTTGAAAAGGTCGGGTATTGACGACCGAAAAATAACTTACAGGCCTATTAGGTTTTCTAAGGAATTTTTAGTAGAGGACTACGACGCGCTCTTTTACGGGTATATTAACCAACGGCGGGCAGACCTCTTAAAACTCGCTTCTGAAAGCTTCGACCTTTGTATTATCGGGACGGCGCGGGCGGGCGTAAACGTGGACGGCTTAACAATAACCCCGCCAAAGTTTAACGCTGACCTTTGGGGCTACATAAAGCGCAGTAAAGTAGTGTTAAATATTCACTTCTACAAAATACAGGAACAGGTACGCATAGCAGAGCTTTTAGCTAACGGCGTTACCGTGCTTTCTGAAAGTAGCCCGACCAACTATTACGAAGGCCTATTAACTGAATTTACCGACGGCGCAGATATGGTTAAGAAGCTTAAAGCTATGGTCGCTAAGAAGCCCGCTTACAAGGTCGCCGACTTCGTTAACCATACATACCCGAAGCCTCGCGAATTTAACCCCGACGGGCTTAATGTTTTAACGTTAGATACTACTTCTAAAAGGTTCGAAGACTTCGAAAGCAAAACGGGTAAAAACCTATCGACGCCTTACGGGGTCTATATAGGTATAGACGACCGTACGCCCGAACGTTGGCGAGGCTGTGGTGTAGGCGTTAAAAACCTGCTTAACAGAGCTTTCGAAACGCAGGACTATACGATATTCTGCGAAGACGACGCCGACTTTACCGAAGCCGATTTACAGACCCTAATTAGTTCGGTAGAAGAGCTTAACCGCGCGGGTATCGCGTGGGACATAATCGTAGGGACGCAGGCAGGCTTTTACGGTAAGGTCGTAGAGCAGCCTATAGGGGGGCGGCCGATTTACAAAGTAACGCACTTTAGTAGCTGCGTACTTAACGCTTATAATAAAAGCGTTATGCGTGAGTTTGACAACTACGACGAAAAGGCGGGTACGGTCTATACGAATACGTACGACAAATTCTTAGCTTTAGCGGCTACCGAGGGCAGGTTAAGAGTATACGCCCTATCGCCGTTTATATCTCGCTGTTTACCTGCTAAGTCGACTATGTGGGCAGACGGAGAAAGCGACGACGGCTACGACAAGCATTTTAAGGCTTCGCAGCAGCGATTAGACGCCGCTATTATAGATTATAATAAGCTACAGATTTATACGAGCTTCACGGACGGCTACGACGCCCCACGCGAAGACGTACGTTTTATACCCGCAGACGCAGGTAAATACGAGAACCCCGCAAAAGACGCAGGCGTAGTTAAATACCTGTATTGGAAGTACGGCGTACGGTCTGCCTTTAATATGTGGGTAGACGGCTCTATATACCCTACAGGTACTACCGAAGACTATTTAGAGCTTTTGGGCGATAACGATTTATGCTTATTTCAGCACCCGTGGCGCGACTGCATATACGACGAAATAGAAGAGACCTTAAAATTAGGCTTCGATTTACCCGAAGTCGCGTTACCTATGTTAGAACGCTTTAAAGCAGAGGGCTACCCCGCTAATAACGGGTTAGGCGAAACAGGGGTACTAATTCGGCGCGATAGCCCCTTAGTACGTAAGTTTTTTGCCGAAGTTTGGCGCGAAATAGAAAAGGGTTCGCACCGCGACCAATTATGTTTCAACTACGTACTAAAAAAGTTTCCTAAATTGCGGGTTAAATATATGCCGCCTTCGGTTCGAAACCACCCTAAGTACGTTATGATTAACCACAAAAAGCACGTACACAAAGTAGACGGCAAATTAACAGACGTAGGACTATAGATATGAGTTTAGAAAAAGCATTTACTACCGCCTTTAAAGATAAGATTTGGACGGGCGAAGGCGACGAAAGCGTAAGCGGTTCGGGCAGCGAATTAAGACACGCGTCTAAGGTCGCTGCATACCTAAAGAGCCTAATAGAAATAGAAGGCGTTAAGAGCGTGGTAGATTGTCCGTGCGGCGATTTTAATTGGCAACACTTATTTTTAACGGACGACGTAAGCTACGTAGGTCTCGATATAGTCGAAGGCGTTGTAGAGCGAGCTAAAAAACAGGCAGAAAATCGCGAAAATGTAACTTTTAAAGTAGCAGACTTAACGACTTCTAAGCTGCCTGCTGCCGACCTAATTATAGTGCGCGATTGCTTAGTGCATTTGTCTAACGAAGACACGTTAAAAGCCCTACGAAATATAGCAGCATCCGACGTTAAGTTAATCGCTGTTACGAGCTTCATAAATCGCGAAGTTAACGAAGACACTATTTCGCCGCGTTGGCGGTCGCAGAATATCCAAAGGCCGCCGTTTAGTTTGCCGACCCCGAAGGCTATTCTATTAGAGCAATGCACCGAAGCTAACGGGCTTTTTCCCGATAAGTCTTTACTGGTATACGAAGTAGACGCTATAAAGCCTTACTTATAAGGTAAGCTTTATAGCCGTTATACGCTGCGCGAAGTTCTAAGCGCGATATTTTCCACTCTCTACGCTTATACTGTGGGTTCTCTTCGTACTTTAAACCGTAGATAGACACGTAAGACGCGTTAACGTCTTTAAGCAGCTTAGAAGTCTCTAAATTAGCCTGCTGCTTCTGCTTTGCCTTTTCCTTTAAATTTTGTATGGTCGCTTTGAAGCTCGACGTTTTCGACTGCTGCTTTTTGTTCTGCGTCTGCATTGCTTTTAGCTTTAATTTTTCGGGTAAAAATCTGCCCCGCTATTTCTACTTCTACTTTGTATAGCTCTTCTGCTGCCATTTTGTAAATTTTTAGTATACGCGCAAAGATATATAAAAACCCCGTTTAATTTATTTTTAAATAAAAGTATTTTTTTTCGTTTTTTTATATTACCTTAGTGGGTTCGTTTCGCCCGACCGTTGGTGTACTTCTAATCAATACGGATGCTACTGAAGATGGGTTCTCAAACGAAGCATCAAAGCTGTCTAAATACTGGGCATAAGTAGGCCCTGTAAGATTCATTTCTTCAATTTCTTTTAGCAAAGAATCAATCTCACCCTGATGATCTCGAATTAGCTGGTCAATTAAGTCAAGACTTTCCTCTTGATATTTTTTTATCCTGCTCATCTCTGTAAGTTAATGGTTAACACAATCACTTGGAAAAACCACTCTAAATTTTTGCAAATCTACTTTAGTCTTATCTATAACGCAAATTATCATGTGAGGGTTCAAATTTGTCCGACCAAGCTTTCCTTTTACAAACTCAAATTCAAGACCTTTATACCCTGATTGACGAGGCTACTGGCTAACCAAGTTTTGGTGTTAAGTGAAAGACCGAAGGTTTAAAACCCTATTTTCCGTAGGCAAAGAACGTTATCGGCAACCCTAAAAGACAGTGCTACCGTCATCATTTGCGACCAATTCAAAGTTTTTCCAAAAAATGATTTTACCGAAATATTGACCATCAGGATTAAAAAACCATTGCTTCATTTGCAACCAATTTTCAAACCCATCATTAATTGCTAATGAATTTAATTCTTCTTCGGTTTTCAGCCTAATATCTTCGCCAATGAAAACTACATCTGGTTGCCACTCTTCGGGCATTGCAAAATCCATTCTTATTGTTTCAACTCTTGAAACTTCTCCTACTCCGAATTGATAAGGTTTTATTTTACCTCTTGTATTGCGTGGATTTCCTAACCAAAAATGTATTTTAGTTCCTAATTTCCATCGGTTATTCTTATCATCTCTGATAGTATGAACTTTCACCTCTTTTTTAATTAGTGTTCTAAATTCTGTTTTTGAAAATGTTAATAGCATATTTTGCTTTATTTAGTTTAATTGTTTATCTTCCGAAAGAATGGCAGCCGATAACAGCACCTACACGCAATTTTTGTGAAAAACAAAAACTGCAAGTGTAGCTGCCAAACGTTATACCCTATTTGACCAACGCTCCCACAAATCGAGAATCCACAGTAAACGATTTACTTTACGTTCGTACTTTTTAGGTATTTTATTTGGTCGGATAGAGTTATCTGAACCGCTTAATTTACGGCTCAGTTCACTCCATTTTATTAGGTCTTTACTCATCTTGCAGTTGTTTTAATATTGTGTTAAATGCAGATACAAATAATTTCCAAACATCCTGCTCAGTTATAGAGTCTCTATATCTTGTAAAGATTATTCTTTTTTTAGGGTCAAAAACAATACGAGCCTTATCAACTCCTTTTACAAAAAATGTATTTGGGTGTTTTCTCCATTGTATTAGTTGTTCGGTTTCAATCATTTCAAGTATTACAGTTGGTAGCGTTTTTTTTGCTCCTTCAGTATCTATAATTTTACCCTCTTCTTTTTCAATAGCTCGTTTTGTCTTCTCAATACTCTCTTTTTGATTTCTTATAGCATCACTTTGCTTATCCCATTTATTAAGTGTGGCTTGTCCGTTCCTTTTATCGTTCAGGGGTTGCCCATTTGCTTTGGCTACACTTGCAAAGTGAGTTTCAAATCTTTGGTCTAAAATAGCCTCTTTATTTATTAAAGAGGCTTTTAGTATTTTCAGTTTCTTAGTTTCCATTACTTAATAATTGATTTACAAATTCTACAAGTATAGTCCTTACTTGCTTTTACTTTTAATTCAGCTTTTGCTTCTTCAATTTTCTCAGGAGTATTCGAGTAAACATTGGTTTTTAAATTTCTTCTGTGGTTACATCCGCAAATCGTGCAATAAACCGTTACTTTACTTTTTAATTGTCCTATTGGTCTTAGAGTTGTCATAGTTTCTTTGTTTTTGTATGATACAATAACATTAAATAAAGAAAATATGTCCTTAGCC